GATAAGATTTATTTTGTAAGTCCTAACAATTCTGCAGATATTGGTTTTCATGTAGCTACTAGTCCGTTATCCGCCAATCAACGTATTATACTTAATAAATCTAGACAAGATGAATTAAAAAATATTGCTGAATACAAAAAAAATGATCCCGGCGTTGCAGAAGCTCTTAAAGATTCATTAGATAAACGATATGAAGATCAATCTAATCTTCTGTTAAAATTAAAAGATAATATTAATCCAGTACGTGTTCCTGATGTCTCTAATTTTAAAAATCCTCTTAACTGGTCAAAAACTATAGCTATATCCAAAAAAGATTTTCCAGATAAATTTAAAAGTGAATTAGAAATAACACCTTCTTATGGTGTTGATCCTTTAATTATAAATTATAAAGGAGATGAACTTATAGTAAGTCCAAAGTATTTACAAGATATCATGGATAATGAAGGTAAGATAAATAAAGAATATGTAGAAGATTTAGTAAAATTAGTCTATAAAAGTAAAGATAAAGTTTTAAGTAAGAAAGATAAGTTTGATCCACAATCTTCTGTTCAAGATAGACGAAAGTGGTTTGAACAGTTAAAAGAAGTAAATAAAAAATATGGATATGACTCTTTTATTTATAAAAATGAATATGAAGGTTTTGATTCACGCAGTGCTAGATTTGATCCTAAAACAGGTGAAACAGAAGTAATTAAAGATAGACCAGAAAAAGCAGAAGATAGTTTAATGCTTATGTATCCTAATCAAGTTAAGTATGCCACAGCAACAGAGTTTAATCCTAATAAAGAACAACTAAGTAAAAATCAAGGCGGTTCTGTAGTAGAACGTAACCCATACGCTAATTATCAACCAAAGGCAATATAGAAACATGGCAACAGAACGTAATCCCTTCGATCAAATTCAAATGGGTGAACTATCTATTGAAATTGAATCATCTACAGGTGTAGACGAAGACGGCAATGAAGCATTCATGGAGGTTGATCCTGAAGATGGTGGTATCGTTGTAGAGTTTAAACCACCAGAAGATGAAAGATCAGCAGTACAGCAGAAGGAAGAACCAGAAGAGTTCTATCGTAATCTTGCAGATGATATGGATGAAGAGCTTCTTGAAGATATTGCCTATAAAGTTATTGAGAACTTTGAGGCTGACAAAGACTCTCGTGCTGAATGGGAAAGTATGTTTGAAAGAGGCTTTGACTTACTAGGTCTAAAGCTGGAAGAAGCATCAGAACCTTTTGAAGGAGCATGTACTGCAGTACATCCGATCCTTATTGAGTCAGCCGTTAAGTTTCAATCTAAAGCAACACAAGAATTATTTCCTCCTGCCGGTCCTGTTAAATCTCAGATTGTTGGTGATGTAACAGAAGACAAGAGTGAACAAGCTAATCGTGTTAAAGCATTTATGAACTATCAGATCACAGATCAGATGGGTGAATACTTTGACGAATTTGAACGTATGTTATTTCACTTACCACTTATTGGTTCAGCCTTTAAGAAGACATATTTTGATCAGTCTCTAAATCGTCCTGTATCTGAGTTTGTTCCTATTGATCAATTTTATATCTCATATTATGCCACAGACCTGCGAAGAGCAGATCGTTATACTCATGTGATTTATCGTAGTCCAATCGAAATGCAACGTGACATAGCCGCAGGAATGTATGCCGACGTTGACCTGCCTGAAGCTTCTATGCCAGAGCAAACAGCAATGGCACAGAAGATGGATACGATTCTGGGTCTTTCCCCTTCTTCACAACATGACCCACAACATGTTCTCCTTGAACAACACTGCTACTTGGATTTACCAAAGCAGTATCACGGTGAGAATGACGGTCTGTCTCTACCCTATATTGTTACTATTGATCAGCAGTCACGACAAGTACTGTCTATTCGTCGTAACTATGACATTAAAGACAAACGGCGTGAAAAGAAAATATTCTTTACTCACTATCGTTTTGTACCCGGCTTTGGTTTTTATGGCTTGGGACTAATTCACTTCCTTGGCAATCTAACAATGACGGCTACTGCAGCTATGCGTGGCTTGGTTGATGCAGGACAGTTCGCTAATCTGCCCGGTGGCTTCAAAGCCAAAGGACTGCGGATGGTTGGAGACAACGACCCTATTGCGCCGGGTGAGTGGAAAGAAGTTGAAGCTGTAGGTAATGATCTATCTAAAATGATTATTCCTCTACCATACAAAGAACCATCACAAACATTATTCCAGATGTTAGGTTTTGTTTCTAATGCAGCACAAAAGTTTGCTGATAGCACAGAACAAGTTATCTCTGATGGAGCTAGTTATGGTCCTGTAGGGACAACTATGGCTCTTCTAGAAGCTAGTAGTAAGTTCTTTTCTGCTATTCATAAGCGTTTACATAAAGCTCAGAGAGACGAATTTAGAATCTTAGGGCGTATTAACTACGAATATCTCCCACAAGAATCAATGTGTGAGCTACCAGAACATAGTCTAAAAATATATAAATCAGACTTTGATGGTCGTATTGATATTATCCCAGTATCTGATCCTAATATTCCATCTAACGCACATCGTATGATGATGTCTCAGATGGCACTACAGTTAGCACAGCAGTCACCACCCGGTATGTTTGATATGGAAGAGCTTAATCGTAATATCCTTCAAACAGCTAACGTGCCTAACCTAGATAAGATTATGCCTCGTAAACCTTCCCCTGTTCCTCTTGATCCAATCTCGGATATTATGGCAGCAGTTAAGGGTCTACCAATTAAAGCCTTTATGGGTCAAAACCATGATGCACATATTCAAGCTAAGACTGCATACATGCAAGACCCTCAGAATGGTCAGAATCCTCTAATGCAACGTATTGCTCCAGTTATTGAAGCTAATATGCAAGAGCATATGATTATGAAGTATCAAGAGCAAGTACAGGGTACTGCAGCACAGATGATTCAGCAGTATGGTCCAGAGGCTGTTGCTTCAGGTCAGGTTGATCCTAATGATCCACAGGTCATGGAACAAGTTATGGCTATGGCTGCACAACAGGTAGCTCAGGCTAACCAAGCAGCAGCACAAATGCAACAAGCAGGTTCACCTGAAGCACAGATGGTTAATATTGAACAACAGCGTGTACAGATTGAACAAGCTAAGATACAAGCACAGACAGCTAAAGAAAGTGTTGAAGCAGCAATGAAGAACCGTGAACTTGATCTGAAGGAAGCTCAGATTCAAATTGATATGATGAAAGAAGGTATTAAGACTTCAACGGGTATTCAAGAAAAAGAAAAAGATCGTAATGCAAAGAAAGCTATTGCAGCTTTGGATGCTATTATGGACTTAGCTAAATCTCAAGAAGCTTCAGATACAACTAAAATGCTTAAAGCTGCAGACATGGTAACAGCTTTTGTAAAGGAAACTAATAAATAATAAATGAATATTTATGAAGAAATATCACAAGAATACGATAAACAAATAGAAGAACTAAAAAATTTACTTGCATACGGCAGTGCTTCGAGTTATGCTGATTATCGCCAGATAGTTGGTAGAATTGAAGGGATTGAACTATCAAAAGATAATCTCATCAATATTGTTAAAACTCGAATTTACAGTGAAGAGGAGTAATAAATAAAATGCAAGTAGCCACTTTAGGTAAAGCAATTCCTAATTCTGATTGGGTTTCAGATGAAGAAATTGAATTAAAAAAAGAAGACTTACCAGAGCTACCGGGTTATCATGTATTAGTAAAACCTGTATCTATTAAGCAGAAGACAAAGGGTGGTATTATTCTCCCTGACTCAACTAAAGACGATATTGCTTATCTTACTACAGTAGGTAAAGTTCTTAAACTTGGTAAACTAGCTTATGACGATAAAGCTAAGTTTCCTTTAGGTTCTTGGTGTGAAGAAGGTGATTATGTAGCGTATGGTAAACTAATTGGACAAAAGTTCGTTTATAAAGGAGTAAAGCTTTTATTACTTTTTGATGACCAGATTATTATGAAAGTAGATAATCCTAGTTCTCTTGATCCAACATTTAATTTGTCTAATTAAAATTAGTACAGTATACTATAGAAATAAATGTCGTAACCGTTAGTGTCGCAACTAGCGAGAAGAAAGGAAAGTAATGAGTAACGAACCACAAGAAGAGATGGAAGTAGACCTATCCGAATGGTCCGAAATTAGTGTATCAGATAATTCTGATACTTCTCCTCCAGAAGTAGAATATGAAATTGAAGAACCTTCTTCTGTAGAAAAAAAAGAAGTTTACAAAACAAAACAAAAAGATGTTATTAATAAGGAAGAACCACAAACTACCGCATCTGAAGTAGAAGAACCTCCAGAAGAACTAGAGGGAATTAAAACAAAAGGTGCTGAAAAACGTATTAAACAACTTATTCGTCAACGTAAAGAACGAGAAGAAGAAATTGAAAAGTTACGTTCAGAAGTAAATAATTTACGTACTTCTGTTCAAACAAGAGAAAAAGAACTATCTAATAGTCTTAAAAATAATATTGATAGTACATCAGGACAACTTACTAATCGTATTGAGCAAGCTAAAGAAATTTATAAACAAGCTGCAGATTCTGGTGATACAGATCGTATGCTTGCTGCTCAAGAAGAAATGTCTAAAGCTTATGCTGAGTCTATGGTTGTTCAGCAGCAGCAACAAGCGTGGGAAGAATATAATACACGTCTTGAAACTGCAGGTCAAACAGTCGAACAGCATGTACCACAGCAACAGCAGGATTATGATCCTAAAGCTGTAGCTTGGGCTAGTAAAAATCCTTGGTTTGGTAATGACCAAATTATGACTGCAGCAGCACTAGCTGCAGATGCTGAATTAAAGTCAGAAGGTTATGATCCTTCTGATGACGATTTTTATGAAGCTATTGATTATAAATTACGTAATCAATTTCCTCATAAGTATGAAGATGCTTCTCATTCTCCTGCCGTACAACAGGAAGAAAAAGAAGTTACACCACGGTTGCAGGATACACCGTCAAATTCTGCTCAAGTAGTTGCAGGTGCTTCACGCACACCGCAAACCTCACGAGGTAATAAAGTTAAGCTAACACCAGAAGATGTTAGACGAGCTAATCAGTGGGGCATACCACTTGAAAAATTTGCTGCAGAAAAGCTAAAGGCAGATTCTGCTGATGGCGAATATACAGAAATTTATAACAATTAAGCGTGGAAGGAAAGATACAATGACAACACGAAATGACTCACGTAGTGACAAAACTAGAGAAGTTACACAGCGACGTACAACTTTTGAAGAGCCTAATTGGCTTGAAATTCCATCTTCTGTAATTAAACGACATGCCAGTGAAGGTATGGCGTTACGTTGGATTCGTATTACTCTACGTAATCAAGAAGATTACCAGAATGTAGGTAAGCGTACAGCAGAAGGTTGGGAATTTGTACAGGCTGAAGAAGTTCCAGAAATGTTACAATCCTCTGACGTGAGGGAGGGAGGACGATATGCAGGTGCAGTCTGTCGTGGAGACTTGGCTTTAGCAAAAATGCCTAAAGAACTTGCACAATCTCGTCAAGAATACTATGAGGGACGTAGCCGAGAAATGGTTGAAGCAGTTAATGCTCAACTAATGAGTAGTTCAGATTCTCGTATGCCGATCTCAAATAATAGTCGTACACAAGTAAGCCGTGGTAAACAAGCTAAATTTCAGGAATAAATAAAAGTTTGTTTACCTCAACTAAGGCTACTAGTGTGCATGTCTTGTATAAAGCATAGAAAGGAAAGTGTACTATGAGTACTACTAAAGCACTATCTGGTCTACGCCCTTCCCGCCGTCGCGGTGGCGCACCTAACGGTTCTGGTATGAATGAATACCCAATCGCTTCAGGTACAACCCCTGCGTTTTTTAATGGTGATATCGTTTCACAATCAGGCGGATATATCGTAGCCCTAGTTACAATTACACAAAAAGCAATCGGTGTCTTTACTGGTTGCCGTTATGTGGAAAACGGAGAACCTAAGTGGTCTAATTATTGGACTGCTGGTCTTTCTGCAACTGATGCTCAGGCAATGGTTGTTGATGATCCTAATGCTACCTTTGAAATTCAAGCTGATGCTTCAGTTTCAATTGGTGACATGAATGGTGGCTTTAACTTTAATGTCACTCTAGGTTCAGGTTCAACTGTTACTGGTCGTTCAGGTTTCGGTCTTGAAGCAGGTACTCGCACAACAGCTAGTGCAATGCTTCGTCCAGTTGCCGTAATCAACGAACCCGGTAATGACATTAATGTTGCTGCAGAACGCGCATTCCCTAAGCTAGAAGTACGTATTGCACGTCACTATGATGCTTTTGTGTGTGCTGGTACTTCTGCACCACCTGCTGGTTAAGAGAAGGAGTATTTAAAAAATGGCT